TGGCAAATCAAGTTGCAGAAAACAATCAGCTTAGAATTAGATGGGGTGATTCTGTAGGCAATGCACCATCTGGAGAAGCACTTAAAATATTAGAAATTGAAAATCTTGAGGCGAGAGAAAGTGATATTGCAATCTTCAGAGATTGGGAGCATGATAGATACAAAATTGATAAAAGAATATTAGAAGTACATAATGCAATGAATTTGCCTGATGAATATACGGTTGATTTTGCTGAGACAAGTTACCCAATGAGTACAGATCAAGAATTAAAATTACTTGATTGGAAACTAGCTAATGGAGTAATGACTCAAAAAGATATATTATTATATTTTAATAAAGATATGAGTGATGCAGAACTAGAAGAAAAACTAGGTGAAATACAAGAAGAACAAGCACCACCTGAACCACCACAACCACAATCAACATTTCAAAGAATACTAAATGGCACAACCCCAGTCGGTAGTTGATAGGTTTATATCAGAGATAGGTACATTAGAAAGTTCATTTAACTCAAACTTATCAAGGGTGGTAGATGGCTTAAGTGGATTAAGTGACAGGCAATTAATAGATGCCATAGGTCAATTAAATCTGTTTGATGAACTAATAAATGCTGGATATGGTGATGCCTTAAATAATTTAGAAAATGGATATGGTGAACTATTGCAAGATTCAATTGCTTTGGCACAATCAAGAGGAATTGCATTTACTGTTGGTGAAGGGTTGCAAGGACTTCAAACATTACAAGAATTAAAAACTGCTGAGTTATTAGGAAAGGCACAGGAACATTCAACCACATTAACTAATTTAATATTTGAAAACTTATATAATGGCAGACCATCAAACGAGGTTGTTGATTTATTATCTCAAACTAAACTTGCAGATTATCAGTTAAATGTTGCTGTAGATACTGCAATTAAAACCTTTGATGACACTGCAAGGTATCAAGTATTTAAAGGACAAGATGTAAGATGGACATATTTCGGACCAAATGATACAAGAACAAGGGATATATGCAAACAAACAATATTAAATGAACCAGCAGAGGGATATACTGAAGAAGAAGTAAATAATTTAAAAACTCCATTTGGATTAAGGGGCGGATTTAATTGTAGGCATAGTTGGACACTTAAAGCATGAAAGTAAAATTTAGAAACTTATTACAAACAAAGAAAACACAGTGGTTGGTGCTTGGTGGTAAACTTGTTACTAAAATATTACAAGATACAGTGAAAGGAATTAGCCAAGATGGTTCTGGTAAAAGTAGAGATTTCCCAGAATATAGTTTTAAATATGCTTTAAGAAAATCACAAGGAAAAGCAACATCAAAAGGCAAGGCAGAAAGTAATCAAACATCACCTCCAGATTTAAGATTAACTGGCAAAATGTTAAATTCAATAAAAGCACAAAGAGCAACAAACATAAGTGTAGAATTAAATTATAGAGAAGCTAAGAAAGTAGAAGATAATGCCAAGATGGGTAGAAATATTTTTGGATTGAATGATAAAAATGAAGATTTTGTACAGGATTACTTTGATAAAATTATTGATGAAAGAATAATTAAGTTTGCCAAAAAAGATATTATTATATCTACCAAACAATGATGATTTTAAATTATATATATGTTAATGTAAATTTTAACAAGTAAAAGGAAGGCAGAATGTCTGAAACTACAACAGAAACAGTACAAGATAACGTACAAGAGGTGGCAACTAATAGCCAGGAACAAGTTACCGAATCGCCTGATGTTGGTAACTTAATTGCAGAAAGCAAAAAGTACAGAACAAGGGCTCAAGAAGCAGAATCTAAACTTGCTGAGTTACAATCTTCTTTAGAAAAGAAAAAAGAAGAAGAACTTGCTGAGCAAAACAAGTGGGAAGAATTAGCAACAAAAAGACAATCAGAATTAGATTTAATAAAAACTGATTATGAACGCTTAAAAGGTGCTGAAGAAGCTTACAAAGAAGAACTGCTTAATTCATTAGGTGAGGAAGAAAGAGAAACATTTAAAGATTTATCTGTTTCACAATTAAGAACCTTATCTGAAAAACTTAAAATTGAAGTGCAAGAGAAAGTACCAGATACAAGCTCAACACCTTCTGCAACTGTCAATACTAACAATAAAAGTTGGGTTGATATGTCTAACGAAGAGCGTAGGGCTAATTGGGGTGCTATCTTGCAGTCATACGTTAAAAGGTAAATAAAATGGCAAAAATGTATCAAGGTAGTGCTACAACAGCCACTACTGATAGTCACTTTATTCCAGAAATCTGGGGTGAAGGAATCTATAAATACTTTGATAGAAATACTGTTTTTAGAGGATTGATTGATGATTACTCTGCAGTATTTTCAGGCGCTGGTTTCGGTGATGTTCTACATATTCCAGAAATTAGTTTAATAAGTGCTTCTGATAAATCTGCAGGATCTGACGTAAGTTATGATGCAACTGCAACAACAGAGACACAACTTACTGTTAATAAGCATAAGTATGTAGCAAAGTTGTTTGAAGATGTGCTTGAAATTCAGTCAAATGCTGATATGGTTGAAAGATATTCAAGAATGATGGGTGAAGCGCTTGCAAGACAAGTTGATTCAGATATTTATTCTGAGTTAAGTAATCTTGAATTAAGTTTAAACTTATCTGCAGATGATACGTTAACAGCGGCAAAGTTTGAAGAAGCTTTGGCAACACTAGGTGATAACAGTATCCCTTACATGGATGGGGATGTTGCTATGGTTGTTAACCCAAAGTTATTTGCAGACATTCTTAATCCTTCTGCTGGTATAGCACAGTTCTTTATTAGAAATGATGCAGTTGGTGAAGGTAACAGAGGATTAAGGTCAGGAATGGTAGGATCACTTTACGGTATGGATGTATATATGTCTAATACTGTATCAAGCGGTGGTGATTCAAACACCATTTCAGGAGTTATCTTTCACAAAACAGCATGTGCATTTGCGGCACAGCAAGAAGTTAGAGTTCAGTCAGAATACTCTATAGACGCACTAGGCACCAAGGTAGTAGCAGATTTGCTCTACGGAGTCAAAAGAATAGACGACACTGATAACAAGAAAGGTATCAAAATCAGAAACGTAGATTAATCTACAAAAAAGATAGGGGTAAGGTTTTCTTGCCCCTATTTTGAAAGGTTAAATATGGAATATTGGCATAGAAAGTTAGATAATAAACTTGAAAGACTTGAAAAAGAACAATTAGAAAAACACCCTGAATTAGTTGGTTTTTTGCAAAGTAAAGGATATGTTCGGGTAAACAGCGAAACCGACCTTGAACCATATAAAAAACCAGTTAAAAAGGCATCAATTAAAAAAGCAGTAAAAAAAGTTGCTAAGAAAGTAACAAAAAAGAAAAAATAAATATACAAAGCACGGTTCCGTTCATGCTTTGCTATTAGCTTAGGAAGGAAGAAAAAATGGCAGACTTACACACTTATTCAGTTCAAGAATCATTGAACACTACAGTTGGAGGTACATGGACTGTTGCCTCGGCTGGAACTGCTGGAAGTTCAGCAGATGTAAATAACACAACCCACAAATTATTATCAAGTAGTTCTGGAACAATTGGAGTTCATTCGGCAGTAGAAATACATTTTAATTTCACAACAAGTGAAACAAATGTAAATGCTAGTAATGATATGATATTACCAAAGAATACATTGACATTCTTAACAGTACCTAGAGGGTTAGGGAACACAATATATTTCAATTATAATTCTACAAGCACTACAACTGGTGCTGTAAGAATAGTGGAGGTATAATGCAGAGTTCAATGTTAAAAGCTATTGTTGAGGACTTTGGCAATGGTGGTACAATAGATGGTGATTTAGTAGTATCTGGCGACTTAACTGTATCTGGAGGTGGTAGTCTTAGTTTTGATGAGATTATAGAAGGTACACAAGTAATAGATGTCACTAGCACAGAAGCCTTGCTTGTACGTAAGAACGGTGATGGCGGTGATGTATTCAAGGTGGATACACAAAATACAAGAGTAGGTATTGGTTCTACATTTTCACCAAGTTACCTACTGCATTTAAAAAGTGGCGATAATGTAATGGCATCATTTGAATCTACTGATGCTAATGCAAGTATATACTTAGTTGATAGCAACACAACTGCTGATGCTACATTAAAAAGAGTTACAAATGATTTAATTTTGCTTGAAAGCGGAGGAAGCGTTGGTATAGGTGCATCGCCCACAAATAATCTACACATCGAAGCAGACTCTGGTGATGAAGGTATAACTATCCATAGTGCTGGGGACACATCAAATGCAGTTATATTAGATGCAAATAGGTCAGGTGCAGATAGTGGTATTGGTAATATGCTTGGTAAGTGGAATGGTACTCTGATTGGTTATATGGGATTTTTTAGTGGTGCAGATACTACTAATAAAGATGATGGTGTAATTAAATTTGCTACAACTCCATCTGGTGGCTCTGCTACTGTTGCACTTACCATAGACTCAAGTCAAAATGCTACTTTTGGTGGTGATGTTGGTATAGGAGTCACACCAACTAAGAGGTTAGAATTGGGTGGAGGTACTTCTGGACAAACATTATTATTTTCTAATACTGGCGTAAATACAACTAACGGAGCAAGAGTTCAAGCAAATATTAGATATAAAACTGGTTCTTATGCTGGACAAAACACTATTCAGATTGTGACAGAAACACAATTTGATGATAGTTCAGCAGTGGTTTTTAATACTGGTGGGAGCAGTGCAGAAAGATTACGAATAACAAGCGGTGGAAAAATTGGTATAGGTACAAATCTTCCGTCAGGTAAGCTAACTTTGTCAAATGGTTCAGCATCTGCACCTTTGAGTATTACAGCAAGTAATTCATATATACAATTAGGCAGTGAAGATTTTGGTAGTGGTGGATTAGGTAAGTTTATGATTGGCTTTGGTTATACCGATGTACTAACCAATACAAACGCTCCAGCATATATAGGTTTTGAAGAAACATCTACAAGTGGAGATACCAAAGGTGATTTAACATTCTATACAAGAGATGTAACTACAGATACTGCACCTACAAAAAGACTTACTATTGGTGCTGATGGCAATGCTACTTTTGCTGGTGATGTATTTATTAGCAACTCAACACCAATTTTACGATTGGATGATTCTGATGTAAGTACAAATGTTTCATTAGATGGTTCTGGTGGTATAGTAAAACTTGCAAGTCACGCTGGTCAAACTATTAGATTTTTAATTGGTAGTACAGAGGTTTCAAGATTTGACTCGTCAGGAAGATTAGGTATAGGAACAAGTTCCTTATCAGATAAGTTAGAGATAGCTGATGGTGCAGTAAATGGTTCAACATATATGAACCTTAACAACAATCACGCAGACCAGTTTTTATCATTAGGAATTAATGGAAATGTTGGTGAAATAGCAGTTGACAATGGAGATAGTTTAAGTTTTGGAACATATACAAATAAGTCAACTAAAACTTTAACTACTGCACTTACCATAGACTCCAGTCAAAATATTGGTATAGGTTCAACTCCCAAAACTCACTTAGACGTTCAAAGCTATCAAGCTGATGGAATCACCATTGGTGCTGATAATGATGCTAACAGGACAAGAACAAATAGCACATCTAAGAGTGGTGGCATAACTGGTGTTCATTATACCAATGCTGAAGAAAGCATAAGATTAATTGGATATTCTTCTTCATCTTCAGCTAATACACTTCTTCTTGGTGGTGGTAATGGTGATTGGAACTCAGCAACTAATATAAACTTTTATGTTGGTGCAAACACTACAACTACTGCTGGTGACTTAAGATTTAAACTTGATACCAACTCCAGAATCTCCATATCTAATAATGATAGTGGTACACTAAATACAGTCTTTGGCTACCAATCTGGTACTGCACTTGCATCTGGTTCTACTGAGAATACAGTTTTTGGACACCAAGCTGGGTTAGCACTTAGTACAGGAGATTACAACACAGCAGTTGGTGCATTAGCCCTGAAAAGTGAAGATGGTGGAAATAGAGCTGTTGCAGTTGGAACATCTTGTATGTTTTCCCAAAATGTATCTGATCAATCAAGAAATGTTGCAGTAGGATTTGCGGCAAGTTATCACAATGTTACAGGAGTACAGAATACAGCAGTTGGATATGAAGCATTAGGTGGTTCATCTGGGAATAGTCACGATAATAATACTGCAATTGGATATGATGCTCTTCATTCAGTTAGTACAGGAAGGCAAAATGTTGCAGTCGGTTCTGCTTGTGGGGATGCTATTACTGCTGGTGTTCAGAATGTTATTGTTGGAGCAGATTCAGATATTAGTGCTGTAGATGCTGGTAATGAAATAGTATTAGGATATGGGGTAACTGGACAAGGCTCTAATAAAGCAACAATTGGTAATGCAGACATTACTGATGTTTATATGGCATCAGATAGTGGTGCTACAGTTCATTGTGCTGGTATTCAATTTCCAGCAAGTCAAGTAGCAAATGGTGGGGCAAATGTACTTGATGATTACGAAGAAGGCGAACATACATCAGTTATTACTTGTGGTAATTCTGGAACTGTTACTCTTGATGGTACTAATAACAAATTATCTTATGTAAAAATCGGAAGTATGGTAACTGTTAATGGCTTACTAAGTGTCAGTTCTGTAAGTAGCCCAGATGGATATTTTACATTTAGCGTACCATTTACACTCGGAGATGGAACTGGGCTTTCAAAAAGGTGTAGTGGTAGTGTAACAGTCTATGGGGTTTCTGGGCTTGATGTAAACCAATTTGTTGTAGTTGGCATTGAAGCTGAGGCAAGGATTCGTGTTTATGCAGGTAACGCTACTTCTATAGTGAATGATTCAGCAAATGCACTAGTTGCTTCCTCAGCTATATTAGTAAGTATAACATATTTTGTATAGTGGATACTATACTGGAACTAACAAGGAGTTAAAATGGCTTTAGAAAAGAAAAAAACATACGATTATGAAGTGCGTGGAGAATACAAGTGTATTCAAGAACGCTGTAAAACATCTATAATGGAAGATGGTGAAGAAATATCATACTCATACCATAGAAAGGCATTTATGCCAGATGCAGATGTAAGTGGTGAGAGTTCTGAATTAAGAGCATTAGCTGGTGCATTATGGACAGATGAAATTAAGTCTGCTTATGCAGATAGCATCGTTGAACCAGAAGAAGAATCTGGAGAATAATATGTGTAAATGCTGTAATTGTAAAAATTGTAATTGTTAACTAAACAGGAGAAAGAAAATGGCTAAAAAACAAAATCAAAAGCCAGTCTTATTAATGTTAAATGGTGTTGAATATGACGTCAATAAGGACTTTAATGATGAACAAAAGCAAATGTATCTTCACTTGCAAAACATAGAGGATAAGATAAATTCTAATAACTTTATTCAACAGCAACTAGCTGTAAGTAAAGATGGGTTTATTAGGTTGTTAGAAGAATCACTTGCAAAAGGACAAGCAGAAGAAGAATGATCATCAGATGTGCCTATGACCATGATGTAGTAATCCACTTTAATAATAAAAAAGGGATGATTAAAAAAGTGAAGTTGGCTGATGGAACTTTTACTACATTAACATATCCAGGAAGTAAAAACTACTTTCTTAGAAATGGTGAGAACATTATTAAAAAAAGTGACTCATTTAAAACCATTGAAGAAGCATATGTGAAGGAGTGTGAAAATTTAAAAGACTCTGATGGTCATGGTCGCATTGATATTGTAAAGCATAAGATAGTTAATCACAAGGTGGTTGAACGATGAAAAGCCCTTTATCAAAACTTGTATCTTGGCAATTAAAAACAGGGCAACTTGATGGATGGACTTCCTACCACATTGCCGCTGGGGCATTTCTATGTAAAGTATTCCAGTGGTGGGGATGGTCTGATTTTTGGTGTGTGATGGGTGTATTTATTATTGGTGTGTTATGGGAAGTTTTTGAATACTATATAGAAAATTGGAAACCTTATGGAAGTAAAAGAAGATGGGTATATAATACCCTTGCAGATATTATTGTTGAAACTAGCATGGCATGGTGGATGGTTATATGAATATTGAATATGAAGTAGATTATGAAATTAGTACAAGTTATGATATTTCTGTTGTTTACACTTTCATCCCTTAATTGTTCTGGGGGTTGGAGTGTTGGAGGTTGGGAAATAACACCAACAGATACAAATACAGTTTTTATAGAAATAATGGACAAGGATTCTATATTGCATTATTACCATCATAGATTGTACCCAACTCAAAATTGGTGCTGGATTCATAACCAGTTTGAGGATGTTGTAAGAATTGAAAACTAAAACATTGAATGATGAGTTACAAATTCACATATCAGTTAAGTGGATGGTACAAATACTTATTATGGTGTTTACACTAACAGGAGCATGGTTTACAATTAATGCAAACATAAATGATAATACAAAAGAAATAGAAAGCATCAAAGAAGCACTAATTGAATTTGAAGAAAATCTTGATGAAAGAATGAAACCCTTGGAAGCAGAAAGAGAACAAAGATTAACAGAAATGAATAAAAGTTTACTAGATAAAGTATTGAGGAAGAATAATTGATGGATTTCATGGCAGTATATGGTGAAGCTGGAATGATAGGTGTAGTTGGTGCTATGTTTGTTTATTTAGTAATTAGTATGTCAAATAAATCAGCTAAGCAACAAGAAGAATTAGAAGCATTGAAAGTCGAAAATAGAGGGCAATCTGAAACACTTGAAAACATGGAAGGGATGATTATTAAACTTATAAATAGATGGAATCAATCAGATGATAAGTTAGATAGAAAATTTGATGCAATGACATCTAGCATCAATGACTTAGATAATCAAGTGTCAAGAATAGATGGAAGTTTGTCTAGGATCAATGGAAAACACTAATGGCTAAAGATCCTAGATTAAAAAGGTTTGGTTTGTCTGGTTATAACAAACCTAAGAGAACACCAAGACATAAAACTAAATCTCATGTTGTACTTGCAAGATACAGGAAGGGTGGCAGAACTGTTACTAAGTTAATTAGGTTCGGTCAGCAAGGAGTCAAAACAAATCAAACGGTAGCACAAAGAAAAGCTTTTAAATCTCGACATAGAAAAAACATAGCGAAAGGTAAAAGTTCAGCGGCATGGTGGGCAAATAAAGTTAAATGGTCACCTAGTAAAACTAGGAGTAAATAAGATGGATTATGAAACAATAGACGAATATAGAAGCAGTGTTAAAGAAAGATTAGCAAGGATAGAATCTATTTTGCAAAGAGAATTGCCAGATATAAAAGAACAACTTAAAATATCTAATGGGAGAACCAGATCACTTGAAAACTGGAGAAATTACATCTTGGGTGGTATGGCTATATTAATTTTTTTATTCACTAATCTAAAATAGGAGTCAATAATGAATATAAAGTCAATGCTAGTAAAACTTGCTGAAGAACAAGCTGAAAAAATGCAACAAGAAGCAATTAATCATTTAGGTTCTGATGAGATGGCAAAAAATATTGCTAGTGCTATAAACAAAAGAATTGATATTCCATTTGTTTCAGAAGAAAAAGAACAAATATTCTTTGAAAAAATCGTAGATGTAGTAACTGATATTCTTGAAGGTGTTTTTAAAGGTAAGTAATGATTGACTCAATACAAATGCTTACAGTCATAAAGGATACCCTTGAAAAGATGGGATCTAAATATGCTAGTCATGATGCACAAATGCTAGTATATAGAACTGGCTTAGTTGAATCAAAATATAAATATATTATGCAGAAAGGTGGCTCAAATATAGCCAGAGGATTTTGGCAGTGTGAACCATGGGTGATGGTTTCTTTGTGCAATGATTACTTGCAATACAGAAAAGACCTTCTAAAAAAAGTTGCTGAGATATGCTATCTTGATTGGAGTTTTTTTACTGCACCTGAAGAAGATAAGTGGAGGGATATACTTACAACCAACCTTATTGCCGGTATTGTTGCTTGTAGGCTTCATTATTGGAGGGTACCACATTCTATGCCTAAAACACTTGACGACCAAGCCAAATACTGGAAAAGATGGTACAACACATCAAAAGGCGCTGGTACTGAAGAACATTTTAAAGAAATAGTTATGAAATATGGCTAATGATGTTGTCCAAGATGTTGATGGTAATATTATAGGATGCAGATATTGTGGTAGTAGAAGTATTAGGAAGCATGGTTATTTATATAGAGCAAAATCTAAAAGGCAACAATGGATGTGCAATTCATGCGGTAAAAGAACTGTTAATCCAAGCATACTTGAAAAAGCAAAATTTGTAAAAGAGATAACTGATCCTGATTATATTCCTATAGAAGAATTAATCGAACACAGAAAAAGAAAATACTCAGTAAAGGTAAAGGGAAAAGAATCAAGAAGATTAATTAATATTGATATTAAAACTGAGGGTGCTATTGGGATTTGCCATTTTGGTGATCCTCATATTGATGATGACGGAACAAACATTGCTGATGTTTATGCTTTATGTGATTTGATAAATAAAACAGATGGAATGTTTGCTGGAAATTTAGGCGATGTACAAAACAACTGGATTGGTAGATTGTCTTTTTTATATGGACAGCAATCAACAACAGCCAAAGAATCATGGCGACTTACAGAGCATTTTGTTAATAGTGTAAATTGGCTATATCTAGTTGCAGGAAATCACGATGTCTGGTCAGGTGATGGTGACCCTTTAGATTTTATTATGCGAGATCATAAAGGAGTTTATGAAAAATGGGGAGCTAGATTAAATCTTAGATTTCCAAATGGAAAAGAAATAAGGATTAATGCAAGGCATACCTTTAAGGGGTATTCAATGTGGAATACTGCTCATGGTGTTGCAAAGGCGGCTCAAATGGGTTGGAAAGATCATATTTTGACTTGTGGGCATATTCATGTTTCTGGTTATCAAGTTTTAAAAGACCCAGCGTCTGGGTTAATTTCACACGCACTACAAGTAGCAAGTTTTAAAATTATGGATAGTTATGCAGACAAATTAGGTTTAGACGATAAAAACATTTTTAATGCTCCGGTTACAATTATTGATCCGAAGTATGAAGATGACGATAATAGATTAATTACTACAATTTTTAATGCCTATGAAGGCGCTGAATATTTAAAATGGAAAAGATCAACGAAATAACTACTAAAAATAATAATGGTGCAAATGCCTTTGATATTATTATGGAATGTAAAAATCTTGCTAATTGTATTGATTTAACAAACATAATAATAGATAATACAAGTATTGACGAGAAAGAAATGTTAATAAAAATTGTTGAAAACATTAGAAATTTAGAATTAGAAATTATTGAACAACCATTTTTTATACCAGAGGCAAAAGCATGAGTACATATCAACCATCTTATTGCAACACAACCACAGACCTTACGTTTATTGAACCTTATTTAGGCGAATTTGACCATAAAAAGGTTTTATCTAGTAATTGGGTTGCCTCAGGTACATCTCACCTATTTTACCTATATAATACAGGAGATTGTAGTGGGCAAGTTTATAAAGATGGTAAAGAACTAACAGTAACAACAAGTCAACCAAGTTCAGATGATCAATATAGATATACAGCATCTACTGACTTACTTGAGTATTATCTTCAAGGTACAAGTGTTAATACATTGAATAGTAGTGTGTTTGAGGCATCCAGAGACTGGAATGATTTAAAGACAGAAGCAGTCAAGCGTGCCAGTGACTTTGTTAGAAGTTACCTCCCCTTTCCTATATACCCGAACAAAGGAGTTGGCACTGCGGATGCCGTTGGAAATGACTACCCTGAAATTATTGTAAGAAGTACAGCAATTATGGCAGTTGAGAGCTTAGTTCGCCCACATGATTTTGAAAAAGCAGATCAAATAAAATCACAAGCAATGAATGATGATGAAACTGGTTTTTTAGACAGGTTACGAAAAGGTGAAATAACTTTATATCAACATGAAGATGAAAATAAATATAAAGGTATTTTAAGGCCTGTTTCAATTAATGCAAATACAACTGGGGGTATAGTTGATATTAAAGGAAAATCATCGTATCCTTGGGATTTAATTAAAATTATTATAAGTAACGGAGGAACATTTACAGCAGGTGTTGAAAATACAACGGTAAAATTTAATACGTTCATTGGAAATGAAAATGGGTTGAAACTTGAACAGATGGCGATAAATGAAATAATAGACGGATACTGGCAACTAATTGGTCATAATATGTATGTGAGATTTTCTCCTGGATTATATACAACATCAGATGAATGGGAACTTGAAGTAAGCGGAGAACTTGATCAAAGATTGACTGCAATAAAAACTGTAAGGACTATTAGACAATAATGCCTGTAGATTTTACAAACGTCTTTTATGATAACATTATGGAGAGTCTTGCTACTGTCATAAATGGTGAATTTAAAACACCAGTATATTATGATAGTCATAAAGGCAATCAATCATTTTTACTAAGTCCTGTTGCAGACAATTTTATTACTTTTTTGTCAACTGGACAGCAGAGAGAATATGAAATACAAATTTCATATCAATTAAAAACCGGCGGTCAATATACCAAGCTAAATATAAAGCAAGTCTCTTTGATAATGGAAAGATTAAAAAAATTAATATATAATAACAAAATTTATAATAATGGTTCTGTATGGTTTGATGCTCATTTACCATCTATTGAATACCTACGAGATGAGGACGATGATACATTACTAAAAGGCATAGCAACTTTTAATTGCAATAGTATAGAGGTTATAACATGAAAATTAAAGGCAAATTAAATAAATTACACAGGGTAAACCCAAATGGTGTGCTTTGTGGAAGTGGTTCATTAGATAAACTCAGGTCTGGTGAAGTCATAGAGGCAACTGAGGAAGTAGCTCAAGAACTTCTTGATATGGGAGTTGTTGAGAAAGTAAAAGGAAAATCAAAGAAGGAGGCTAAATAATGGCTGATACACGAGTGCTTCCAATTAGTAATGTCAAATATGGCTTAAAGGCAGAGACAACTTTTGGAGTAGGATTAGATAGTTCAGGTAATGATGGAACAGCATACATTACACAACCAGTGGTACAAGCAAGTAAACCAACATTTAATATTTTAAGAGAATCAAGATTATTAAGTGGTAGGGGTCTTGTCAAAAATGCAAGTGATACTATAGTAAATACAAGAGGCGGTACAGTTACTATGCCTTTTGATATGATAGCAACACCAAAAACATTAGTTCAACACGCTATGTTGGTTGGTCAAGAAAATGGACAAAGTGGCTCTATTTTGCATGAAATGGAAATTGATGGAACAAGCAACCCAGCTTCAATAGGTGAAGCAATAGGAGGTGATGCAATACCTCACAGTGTGAACTTAGCTTACTATCCAGCCGCTGGTGAGGGTATAAAGTTATGTGGTGTTGTTGTAAGTGATTTAGCTATTGCTGGAGATGTTGGAGCAAATAATGGATTGGTTTCTATTAGTGGTAATTACTTTAGTGGATTCAGCAATCCTGTAAGCACATCAACAGTTTTAGAACAAACATTTGATGGAACTTGGGTTGATCCTCAAACTACCTATTTTAATGTAATGGACTTTGATACAAGAACATTAGATGTTGATGGGCAAGATAATAGAAGCTTTATCATGAAAGCATTTTCTTTTAATATCTCAAATGGTGTTAATAGAGTTGGTGCTGATACAAATGGCAATGCTGAATTATATGCTTTTCCTGAATATGTGGTGACTGGTTCTATTACTATTAAGTTAGATGATGAATTTGACTATGGTGCAGATAATAATGTGATTCAAGACTTCTTAGATGGTGACACAATGACATTAAATTTAATTTGTGGAGATAGTTCACCAAATGCTTCAGGTGAAATGGAAATAACAGCAGAAGTACAATATACTGGTGATCCTGGTCAAGATATTTCTGAAAATGGTATATTTCACACGCTTGAATTTGAATGTGTACAGAATGGAAGCAATGAAGCATTTAAACTAGAAACATTTGAAAATACTGCATTAACAGCAATGTAATCTAATTGGGAGGTAATTATGGTTGTTGATACACCACATGGTGAATTTGAAGTAAAGGATATAACTAGGAAAGAAAGAAGGAAGTATTATAAGAAAGTAAAGAAAGTTTTTACTTCTGAAAATATTACTGAACTTCATGAACTTGGTGATGAATTTACTTTACTGGCTTTTGATAATGAAAAAAAAGCTGATGAAGCATTAGGTAATCTTTCAGCAGTGCAAGAAGATGAAGTGCTTACAGCAATCATTGGTGCTTATATGGGATTAGATTTGGGAAACCTTACTGGCGATTGAGGACTGCGGTATGGTTCTCTAATTATGGAGTTCCTGAAAATAGGTTTGAACTACCCTATGATGCCCAATCGCCAACATTGTTTGAGAGAGTTAGGTTTGAAAATAAACAGGACATTATAGATGAAGTTTATAGAATTATTAATGAATCAACTGAAAAAGGGTTTGATGTAGGGCAAAGTATGTTTTATCAATTACCTTTTTTTTGTAATCCCTCTATTGTAATAAGTGATTGGTGTTGGCACATGATCACTGACTATTTTTCTGTAACTAAATTTAATGTTCCTATTTCAAAAGACCTTGATTCAATGGATGCTTGGATGATGGATTGTTTTACTGTGATAGAAAACGAAATACAAAAAATATCTAACCACGAAAGGAAAAAGAATGGCAGTTAAAAACCTTATATTAAAATTAGGATTAAAAGGTGTAAGGGGTACACAAAGTGGTTTAGGTGCTATTGATAGCGGTGTTAAAGGTATCACTAAAAGTGTATTAAAAGCTGGAGCAACTTTCTTTGCCGCCAAAGGTATCATTGAAGGTGTAAAAACAACCATTGCTGTATCAAGTCAATTACAAGCTGTTAAATCTGGTTTTGATAATCTATCTCAAGGGATAGGAGGATCAGAAGATACTTTAAGAAAACTTCAAGATGCAACTGATGGTACAATAGATAATATTGAATTAATGACTCAAGCAAATAATGCTATGTTGCTTGGTATATTTGAAAACAATGACCAGATGTCAGAAATGTTTGATGTGGCACAAAGGCTTGGTTCAGCACTTGGAAAAGACACTGCCTTTGGTGTTGAATCATTAGTTACTGGTATGGGTAGGCAATCAAAGTTGATGCTTGACAATCTTGGTATTATGGTTGATACTAATGAGGCAAATGAAAGGTTTGCTAAATCACTTGGCAAATCAACTAAACAATTAACTGATCAAGAAAAAAAACAAGCATTTAACAATGAAACAATGCGACAAGCAAAATTACTTGTTGAAGGGTTGGGAGAAGAACAGCTTACAACATCACAAAGAATAGATATTTTAAGGTCATCTGCAACAAATTTAGCTGGTACATTAGGAACTGCATTAACCCCAGCATTTAATTCAGCATTAGATATTTTATCAAGTTTTTCAAGGGATGTATCAAGTGCAGTGAACTTTCTTGCTACCATTGATTTTAGTGCTACTGCTGAAAACATTAAAAACAATCTAACTGCACTTCTAACTGCTATAAGAGAGCAACTAAGAATTAATTTTGATGCTGTGCCTGAACTTTTTCAATTTGCACTTGGTAAAATAATTCCTATTGCTAGAAACATATTTACTAATTTAGTAGAAGGTATAAAGAATATTGCATCATTTTTATTTGAACCAGTGGTGATATTTGCACAAGTAGTTTCTGCAAAAGTTCAAAATATTTTTATTGGTATGTTCAATATTATTAAAGAACAATTTAATATTTTTGCAGATTCATTTTTAGGTGAGAAACTTGGCATAGAAAAATTAGAAATGTCTGATTTTATAGATGTTGATGCTATATCATCACAATTAGCAGAAACAGATATTGCACAATTTTTTGGAGGTGAAAATCAAGTTCAGACTTTATCAGATTTTACAGAAAGGACTAAAGCAATATGGGGTGATTACTTTAAAACAGTTGCAGTGTTATCAAAAGAATCAGGTGAGGTTGTGACCAAAAGTTTAGATGCAACTGGTAAATCTGCTGAAAAAACTGGTGACAAGGTTGAAGAAAGTGCTATAAAACAAGCAATAGCAACAGGGCAAAGTTCTGATAGTATTTTAGGAGCAGTTAGAAAAGTTATACAAGCAAGATTTGCACAAATGATGGCTGATATACTAGCCAAAGAAATAGGTGGAAAAGGTCTTTTAGGCTTAGTAACTGGGGCGGCATTGGCGGCATCTGCTACAAAATTATTTGACAGTTTAGTTCCTAAATTTGCTGAAGGTGGTATAGTACAAGGATCAGGAAATCAAGATACAGTTCCAGCCATGCTTACACCAGGTGAGGTTATTTTAAATCAAGCACAGCAAGAAAACCTTGCAAGTAATATGGGTCTCACTGTAAACATTTCAGGTGGCGTGGTTGATGAGTCTTATGTAAACAATGAACTTATACCAGCAATCAATAAAGCTACCTCTTTAGGTGCTACGTTAAATGCTTAGTTTTGATACAGACCTTAGTAACAGTCTTAAAAATGCAAATACAACAGCATTTTGGGTAATCAAATTATATTATAATGATGAATCTAATTTTATAGGTTTATCAGATATTGACAGACCAGATGGGGATGATATGTATTTTGGTCTTATATCAAGTTGGGGAAACCTATCACAATCTTGTAATTTTTTTGACTTCAATACATCATCTAGTAATATGTCAATAAGAATTATAAATACAGAAAGATCAATACAAGGAGGAAGGTTTTCAGACCTTTTCGCAACTAATAATTTTGGTAATAGAAAATGGGAATTATTTTTAAATACAAATCAAACAAGCACTTTTGATACTTCAACAAGAATGATTGGAACAGGGATAATATCTGGTGATATAAATTATGATTATGACTCTTTAAAATTGACATTGTTGGATAAAAGTTCAACAGTTCATCAAAAGTTACCAACATCTACTCTTGGCAACGGTGATGATATTCCATTATCAAACAGGAATAAACCTATACCAATGGCATATGGTGACTTTTACACTGGTGATGTAGGTACAATTCCAACCACTCATTTTGATCGTATGAAGCCATTTTATAAAAGTGCATTTCCAGCAATCATAACAAATAAATTTAATGTTTCTGAATTGAAAACTTTTGCCAAAGTAGATAATCAAGCTATTCATACCTTAGATGCAGAAAATATATATTATTATAAAAATAACAAGTATGCTAATATTACTGGTTCAACTTCAATTTCTGGCAACCCATCTGTAGGATTTGCAGATAATACTTGTAAAATTTATATACCCCTTACAACAACAAGCTTTACTACTTCAGGGTCTGGAAGTCAAACTAATGTTGCAAATATGGTTGACGGAAGTTTTTCTACATCAGGCACATTGGTTGCTAATGCTGGAGACGGTTCAACAGCAAACACAAGAAGTATTTTTTTGGGTATTCCTAAAGTTCCTAAAATTGGAGAATGTATAAGCACTAAAGCAATTGCAAAATTAGGTACAATTTCTGGCAATGATAGTGTATTTGATTTTTTACAAATTGGTGCAACTTCTCATGCCCTTGCTACTACAGGAAATAATGCTGAATTAGAATCTGTTGTAACTACAACTACTGATCAAAAAAGTTCATTTGACTTTGAAGGTCAATTAGAAATAAAACTTTCAGCTCAGACAAGCCAGATAACAGTTGAAATTAAAGAGATTGGTTTTGTAGTTGAATTAAAAATTGATGGTATTGAACCATATAATGAAATTGAATATTATGAAACAACAGTTGCTGAAGCTATACGAGGAAAAATAAACATTCCATCTTCAGAGTTATTAAATCGTGAAATAACACTTACAAGAACAAAAACAATAAATTATCCAGTAGAATATGAATTTGTATATGTTTGTGGTCGTGGTAGAAAATATGGTGCATTTATCGATGCTGATTCAAGAAATAATGGTTTTAATGAAAATGATTTAATTGAAAACCCAATATACATAATTGAAGATATTCTAAGAACTGAACTTTCATTATCATCATCAGATATAGATTTTGCAAAGTTTGACACTGCTGGAAACACCACCAATGGACATATTGCAGAACCATTTAATGATTCAGTTACAGATATTAAATTTGCATTTAGTCAATATAAATTTATTAATTCTAAAGATTTGATAAATAGAATATGTAAACAGGCATTTAGTTACTTTTATTTTGGAGGTGATGGTAAGGCAAAAATTAGAACACTTATGCGACCAACAGACTCATTTTCAAGAGATGTTATTATAGATTTTAATGATATAAATTTAAAATCAATATCTAGGACAAAATTAAACACAGTAAGAAATGAAATAAATGTTCATTATAATTATGATTATGGTTCTGGTCAAAATACAGAGATTGCAACCTCAAATGACTCTACATCACAAGGCACTACAGTAGATGGAAACAATCAAACTTTAATATTAAATGTTGATGCTGAAAACATTATTGATAATACCACTGCAACAAACATGGCAAATGGATACAAAGAAATATTTAAAGACAGAAAAATAAAAGTTGATTTTGATATATTAACTCCAAAACATAACGATTTAGAAATTACTGATCATTTTAATTTCACTAATTTTGATGAAAGTATTAAACTTTATGGAACAGCTTATAGCAATGATATATTTATGATAACATCTATATCTAAAACCCCTGAAGGTTGTTCAATAAAAGCTATAAAGGTAGATGACTAATGGCAAACATGGATATAAAGACACCTAAATTTTTTACAGATCACATAAACTTTTTGATGACAACTGGAACTGCACAAAATGGAAACTTTGATGTAGTTAGTGGATCAAATTTAATAACTGTTTTAAATGCTGGTAGTGAAGCAGAACTATTTGATATGCGACCAATGAACCAAGTTCATTTTGAAACTTCTGCAAGTGCCACCATAAGGGCGGATCATGTATTAGTTAATTTAGATTTAGGTACTAACTTATTTAATTGTGACTTTATTGCCCTTTTAAATCATAATATGAAAAGTGCAGAAGCAAAGGTAAGAGTTGCACACAGTGGAACAGAAAGCAATGTGCAATCTGCTGATATGGGATCAGCAACAGCCATTTCTGGAGTATCTGAGGTTGTAAATGCTGATAATATTGGAAATAATGTTGTTGAACCAGCAACAGATGGATCAACCATTTTCACATTTAATTCTAGCACAGACCAATATTGGGGTATTCAATTTGAAGGCACTAATTCACAAGGCAGTGTGGCGGCAACTAATGGTACTTTTAATTCTACCTATGATTTAAAAATTGGTTGCATATTGATTGGCGAATCATACACCATGCCTCATGCACCAGATATTAGATTAACCAGAACAATACTATATGATGGGGTGTCAATACAAACTTCCAGGGGTGGTCAAAAGTTTGGTAATGCCTCACATTTAGGTAGAAGGTTTGCTAATGCAAGAAGTAAATCACCATTTGCAACTTCAACAAATGCCTTTGGTGTTTATGGGGGTAGAATAAATTATGATATGTCTTTTAGTTTTATTCAAAGCAGTGACTTAATGCCTACAGCTTATGATGCAGAAGTCACTGGAAGTGATACTGTTGTTAGTGACGTTTGGAATAGAACAAAAGGAAATTTGATACCTTTTGTATTTTGTAGTGACTCAGCAGATGTTGGTGATGATGCAGAGCAATCTTATTTATTTGCAAGATTTAAAGATAATAAATTAAATATGTCTCAAGTTGCAGATAAATTGTTTAGTATAAAATTTAATATAGAAGAGGAGTTTTAATATATTTATATAATCGTTAATTTTTATCCCTATAGGCAAGGATGTACAGGGCGATTACTCCATTTCGTCCTTATTCACATTATACTACCATCCTTGCCTATTCCTACCCTATTATAACCCTTTAAAAATATAGTTGTACTATTTGCAAACTGTTATTAAGTTACATTGTGAATAAAATAAATAATATGGAGTTATCAATGAAACATGAGCAAAAAAACCCTGCTGACATTTGTAATAATGTTGTCATGGATGTACATAGTAAACTTGACCGAGGTGTCTTTACTACAAAAGTAGCTAAGAAAGAGTCTATTGATATATGTAATAGAGCATATGATCAATTAAGAAAATTAATTGAAAATCAAATACTTTCTATTCCGTTTAATATTAGAAATCCAAAAAAGCCAACAACTTTATCAACTATTATTGATGAGATGTATTGGGAGTTGCCTGGTTATGTTCATCAATGGAGACAAATGCATACTAACTTATACAAAGACAGCTTTGAAAATATAGTTGACAGAATTGAATTTTTAGCTGATTTTAAGCAAGATGTAAAAGACACTGTAGTTGAAAAAGGAGGCGAGCAATGAAAAAAAGAGTACCACATGACTATATGTATCATGCTGAAATAATGTTTGAAGGCGAGATTGCAATGAGGTTTACTTGTGCAGTTGGCAATACTATGGAAGAACTAATTAAAGACATAGATAAAGAGTTTAAAGAAGTACAGCATAGGATGCCTGAAATAGTTGAAGCCTTAGCCTATCCAAATGGAATAAATAAAAACATAACCAATTTAGTAAATAGATTATATTATCAAAGGGGAGATAAATAATGCCAGTACCATTTTTGAAAAAACATTCTGAACAACAATATCTGTATCTTGAAACCTTTGCTTTAAATTTGTTTACTGCTGTTCAATCACTTATGACTATAACCGAAGGCGAAGATTTAGATAACGACAATCAAAAAATAAATCATTTTGGGGCACTATGTATTAGAATTAATCAAATAGTGGAAGAGTACGCTCCTCAAGTCCAGAAGGTTCGTGGTGTCATGTTCAAAGGGGATTCCGCAACTACAAACTCGCCTTTGCCCGAACCTTCTGGCAACATTCAGATTACTTGTAATAAAGATGAATATGATTTAATAATTGAAGCTCTTGATCATATGGGAAACAGTTTTCCTGATTTAAAAGTTTCGGATAAATTTCATAAATTAAGCAATGAAATAAAAAACATAAAAAGGAGTAAAAAATGAGTCAAAAAAAGCACATATTAAAATATCTTGAGTGCGGATATAGTATTTCAGGCATAAGTGCATTAGATAAATTTGGTTGCTATAGGTTATCTTCAGTTATTTTTAATCTTAGAAGTCAAGGTGTAAATATTAAAACTAGAATGGTCAAAAATAAAAATGGTCAAAAGTCATACGCTGAATATTATATTGAGAATCCGTCTGGTAACAAAAATCAATATTCTTTGGAATTGCAATGAGATATTACTGGGAAGTTTTATTTAGCACAGAGTATTTTCCTTATTGGGAGTTTACTATGCTAATGATGTTGGCATTAAACATAAGTACACTTTTTAGATTGAATAGAATAGAAAAGAAAATTGATAAAGATGATATTAATTGATATTTCTGAACATTTGCTAAATGCAATTTTATTTTTAATTATTATTCATTATATAATTTTTTTAATTAACAAATGCAAAAGGAGTAAATAATGTTAAATTTTATTGAAAAGGTCATTTTGTTTCTTGATGAATCATTACCTTTAATTTTAGCACCGGTCGTAATTGTGCTTTTAATTAGAATATTTTATCAAATAATTACATATTAAGGAGAATATATGTCTGAAAATAAACCAAGTAAAAAACTAGAAGTTGGAGAATCATTCACTGGTATTTTGATGTTTGATAAACCATTGAATGGAGAGGGGCCTTATGGTCCTTATAATATGTACACATTTAACATAGACGGTACTGAGTTTGTACACTATGCAAGTGAAAATGCTCATAACACCTTGACTACATACAAAAAAGGAGATCTTGTAAAAGTAAGTCATATTAGAAAAAAAGATGGTAATAGTGTTTATGTTGTTGATTTAGTTGGATCTGTTGGTGACGATATGCAAAACAAACCATCTGTTAATAAAAACACAGATACTGATCTTGCAATAAAGTGGGGCATGGCTTTTAATAATGCTACAAGATTAGTTTCATCTCTGCCTTTACATAATGATGAAGGTGACTTAAAAAGTAGAGTAAATGTGATAAAAAGTATTATGCCTGAAATGTTTTCTATTGCTTGCAGTATGCCAGCTCAAAAACAAGTAAATGAAGATGATTTACCATTTTAATGACAAAGGCTCAGAAAACTAAATTGCATAAGCTAGTTAGAGAATACGTTATTCTTAGAGATAAAGTTTGTTTAAGGTGCGGAAAAGATAAAAACCTTCATGCTTCTCATATTTATCCTAGAGGCAAATATCCTAAAATGCAATTTAATACTGATAATGTAAAAGCATTGTGTTTAGGTTGCCACTTATATTGGTGGCATAAACACCCTATACAGGCGAAAGAATGGGCGGATAATACTTTAGGTAAGCGTAGATTAAGTAAATTAAAAAAACTCGCAAATACCGTAAATAAAACGCCTTGGGATTATGAAACAATAAAAGATGAATTAAATAATAAAATAGGAGAATTTTATGGCTAAAAGATTTATTGATACTAAACTATGGGATAAAGCATGGTTTAGAAGGTTGTCGCCTAAATATAAAAGTTTTTGGTTTTACTTGTTAGGCAAGTGTGATCATGCAGGTATCTGGGATGCTGATTGGGAAGCGGCTGAATTTATGATTGGTGAAAAAATCATTTATGATGAATTACCTGCTGAAATTAAAAGTAAATTAAAAAAAATAAAAGACGATAAACAATTTTATATACCTTCATTTGTTGAATTTCAATATGGAGAACTTAAGCCTCATAGCAAACCGCATTTAAGCGTGATAAAGAGGCTTGATGATAAAAACTTATTAAACGGTAACTTAAGTGTTAATGATACTCTTAAAGATAAATATAAATATAAAGATAAAGATAAAAAAAAAGATAAAGATGAACGAGAAAAAGATTTTATGAGTAAGTGTAAATCATTGCAAGAAAAAAATAATATTGATGATGTTATGCTTTTGAATTTTGTTGAATACTGGACAGAATCAAATTTAAACGGCAAACTTATGAAGTTTGAGATGCAAAAAACATTTGATATTAATAGAAGAATGGCAAGGTGGAAAAAAAATGATTTCGGTACAGTTACTAAATATAAAGAAAGTTTTGTCTCTAAATTTAAAAAAACGCCAACTGGTTTGTTTAAAGCATGGTGTAGTAAGTGTGGTAAGCGTGAATTTCCTAATAATGAATGGCAACTTAAACAAGGATCAAGTTGCTGTGCTGTTGATTATGTTCCAACAAATATAAATGCCTGATAAAGAAATTCATATTATTGATTGGATTTTAAAAAAAACTGAAGATAAACAGCAAAGAGATAAAATTAATGCACGAAAAAGAGCAAGAAGATTTGAGAATAAAAAATGGAGTGTTGATAATAATATTTTCTTTTGTGAGTCGTGTAGAACTTGTTGGTCAAATGTCACTAAATATATTGATGGGAGTAAATGGAAAAAATATCCAAAAGGGTTTATCCCATCTATAGGTAAAAAAAGAAAGGAGTGTCCTCATTGTGAATAATAAATATTTTAGTACAAAAAAACTTATTTTAGGCAGTTGTGCTTTTAGGCAACCATTCGCAGACAGTCACTGCAAATTCATACACGGTTATTTATTATATGTAAAATTTTGGTTTGAATGTAATGAGCTTGATAAGAATAACTGGGTTGTTGATTTTGGCAGTTTTAAAAAATTAAAAGATACTCTTGAAAATAAATTTGATCATAAAACTTGTATTAGTGCAGATGATCCTGAATTGCATACATTTAAAGAATTAGACAAAAACAATTTAATAAGGTTAGAAATATTTGAGAACGGTGTTGGAATTGAAAAGTTTGCAGAATATTGTTACGATGTTGCAAATAAGTATATTAGAAATATAACTAATGAAAGGTGTTGGGTTGTAAAATGTGAATTATGGGAACATAAAAACAACTCAGCAATAGTTTTAAGATAATGTTAAAAATAAGTGAAATATTTTATTCTTTGCAAGGCGAAGGACATAGAACAGGAGAAGCATCATTATTTGTAAGATTGCAAGGTTGCAGTGTTAAGCATGCTTGTTTTAAAAGCGGAGTGATTTGTGATACAGAATTTGAAAGCGGTCAAGAATTCAGTATTGATTATGTATTAGATTATGCAAAAAAAGTTGGAACAAAATGGATTACATGGACAGGCGGAGAGCCAACTGATCAACTTACTGATGAGATATGTTTATATGTAAAGAAAAAAGGATATAAACAATCTATTGAATGTAGCGGTATAAAGCAACCGTCTATTTATATTGATTGGATTGCATTGTCTCCAAAAATTGCAGAGCATATCATAATTAAAAAATGGGAACAAGGTGAAGATGGTTTTCATTGTGATGAACTAAGATGGGTTCGGCATAAAGGTCAATCTATACCAAAAACTAAAATAAAAGCAAGAACATATTACTTGTCTCCTCATTCCGATGGTGCTAATATAAATACTGAAAATCTTAAACATTGTATTGATTTGTGTTTAAAAAATCCTGAGTGGAAACTGTCAACTCAAGATCATAAAATATGGAGCGTATTGTGAATGACTTAGAAAAAAATATAAAAAAAATGCTTTCATTAATTAAACAAGATCCTGAAAGAGAAGGACTTAAAGACACACCAAAAAGAGTGGCAAAGGCATGGATTGAACTTACAGATCAACAAAATTTCAATCTCACAACATTTTCTTCTGAAGGATATGATGAAATGATTATAAGCAGAAATATTAAATATTATACATTTTGCGAGCATCATTTATTGCCTTTTTTCGGAAAAGCTCATATAGGATATATTCCTGATAAGAAAATTGTTGGATTAAGTAAACTTGCAAGAACTGTTGAATATTACTCTAAAACATTGAACACTCAAGAGTACTTTACAGATAATATTGCTAATAAAATTGAAAAAGCATTAAAACCAAAAGGTATCGGAGTTGTTGTCGAAGGAAGGCATATGTGTCAAGAAATGAGAGGTATAAAAAAAGAAGGCAATATGATAACGAGTTGCTTGAAAGGCATTTTTAGAGATGATTTAAATGTTAAAAAAGAATTTTTGTCATTAGTTAAAGGAGAATAAAATGAAAAGAGCTGTTTTATCGTTTAGTGGAGGCATGGATAGTACAGGTGTACTATTAAAATTGCTCAGTAAAAATGTGAAAGTAAAAGCAATAAGTTTTGATTATGGTCAAAAACATTTAATTGAAATAAAAAAAGCAACTGAATTAATATCTTATTTAAAAGAAAAAAATCACTTAGTTGATCATTCAATTATTAAACTTGACGGATTAAGTAAATTATTAAGCAGTAATTTAGTACAAGGCGGATCAGAAGTTCCTGAAGGTCATTATGAAGACGATAATATGAAAATGACTGTAGTTCCTAATAGAAATAAAATTATGAACAGTATTATACAAAGCATTGCCTTATCTTGGGCAAATTTGCATGATAAAGAAGTTTTTATTGCTATGGGCATACATTCCGGTGATCATCAAATTTACCCTGATTGTCGTAAAGAATTTAGAGATGCAGATTATGATGCTTTTAGAATTGGAAATTGGAATAGTCATAATGTAAAACCATATACACCTTTTTTAAATTTAGACAAATTTCACATTTTAAGTCAGTCATTTCGTATCTGCGAAGTGTTAAATATTGATTTTGATGAAGTTTTTAAAAGAACAAATACAAGTTATAAACCAATAAATGAATATTCTGACTATAAGTCGGCAAGTAGTATTGAAAGAATAGAGGCATTTATAAAATTAGGTCATCCCGATCCTATACAATACGCTGATGAAACTGGATTGGTTGATTGGCAAACTGCAAAAAACCACGCTTTAAGCGTCTTACAAGAAGGACAAAATAATGAGTGATACTAAAACATTAACACATTTAGGTAACCAAGGAACTAGTTATGAATATGATAAACCAAACTATGAATTGTTAGAAACTTTTGAAAATCAACACAGGGATATGTCATATACAGTATATATTAACTCACCAGAGTTTACTTCTTTATGTCCTAAAACTGGGCAACCTGATTTTGCTACAATAGAAGTATGGTACACGCCAGACAAATTATGTGTAGAAAGTAAATCATGGAAATTGTATTTAGGAAGTTTTAGGCAACATGGTGAATTTCATGAAGATTGCACAAATAGAATTACTAAGGATTTGATAAAATTACTGAATCCTCACTACATAAAAGTAAAAGGTGATTTTAAACCAAGAGGCGGAATTGCATTTGTTCCTACTGTTGAATGGAAAAAGTAAAATATTATTTTTCAGATTCTAGTTTTAATGCTGATGATGAACTATTTTATTGCAAATATGCTCTTAACAGATTAATAAGTTATCATTATAAAACATCTTTATATAAATATATAGATATCTACAGAAAGTTACATGGTGAATATTTAGATTTAAATAACTATAATTTATTAATTGATAGCGGGGCGTATAGTATTTGGAATAGCGGGAAACCATCAATCAATGTTGAAGATTATAAGATATTTTGTCTTGAGTTATTAATTCATATTTCAGATATGCCTTTTAATAATATTGAATTTATAAATCTTGATAGTATTCCAGGAGAAAGAAATAGGCCCGTAACTGAGTATGATGTAAAAATTGCACAAGAACAAAGTTATGAAAATTATTTATTACTTAAAAATTATGTTCCAAACTTGTTGCCTGTGTTTCATCAAGGTGATAGTTTTGAATATTTGCACGAAATAGAAAAATATACTTTAAGGTATTGTGTAAGTCCTGCAAATGATAAATCTGTAAGTCAAAGGTTACTATGGATACAAGATGTATTTAAAGTGGCAAATCCAAATTTTAAACCGCATGGATTAGGATTTAGCAACGCTACAATAGCAAAAGCAAATCCATGGCATTCTTTTGATGCAAGTACTCATGCTTTAAGAGCTGGGTTTGGAGTCATTATGTATAAAATAGACGATAAACTATTAGACATTGTAGTAAGTGATGTAAGAACTCCTGAAACAACCGGAACTCATTTTAAAAACTTTACTAAGTTGGAGCAACAAAAAATTTTAAATGACTTACAACAAGTAGATGATAGATTTACTTATGATAACATTGTAAAAGAAGGTAAAATTAGAAAAATGATTAATGTTTATAATGTTAGCAGATATTATGAATCATTTTCTAAACCAACCAATGTAATTCAAGAAACATTGTTTTAACTCTTATTATACTGTTAAATAACGGTTGCATCTTAACTTATATCTTGTTAAGTTGTAAAGTGAATATTAATAGAATAGGAGTAAACATGAACCTAGTACAATGCAGTACACCTTCTTGTTATATACAAGAAAGAGCTGTTGTTGGTGTTGAAATTATTTGCCATGTTTGTGTAAATAAAGTTGACTTGCAAATACAAAAACAACACCAAGATCAGATTAATCAAATAAAAACCAAGCCAACCAACACGCCTGTCTGCAAGCGTAAAAGATGGACAAAAACAGAAGATGCTATTATTTACGATTTTGTCCAAACTCATAACATAGCGGAGCTTATGAAAATGTTGCCAGGTAGAACAGGGTACGCTGTTGAGAATAGAATATTTAAATTAAAAGTTGATCATGTTGCTAAGCAAAAGTACGTTGATCAAATAAACTAAAAAGGAGAAGAACATGACCCTAGAAAATGCAAATAAACTAAAAGACAAAATGCAAAAGTTACTTAATCATGCTACTAGTGCTGAAAAGATAGGTAACCAAGCAGAAGCAGAAGCGTTTATGAAGAAGTTAAATGCGCTTTGCTTAAAACATAAAATCAGCATGGCAAACGTACAAGCACACGATCCAGACAACAGCGATGAAAGTATAACTAAAGAAGAAGTTGATAGAACAGAACATGGTTTGCCTGTACAATGGAAAGCACAGCAATGGATATGGAACTTAGCAAACGCTATTGCAAGTGCTAACAACTGTAGTTATCTTGTTGCTAATGGTTCAAACAGAATATGGTTTGTTGGAAGAGATCAAGACAGAAGGTTTGCTATACATATGTTTAGTTATTGCTATAAAACACTGTTGATAGATTGCAAAAAAGAATATGACAAGACATATAATCATTTCTATGCCATGGGGCTCCAATCACAAGTAAAAGGTTTCCCGCAGTCATTTAAGAAAGGATTTGTTGCGGCGATAACTAAAAGGTTGAATGAAGCAAAAGAAGAAGTTAGGAAGACAACTGACGCTGAAACATTTGCACTGATTACTACAGGTCAAATGGTTGCAGTTCGTGAATATATGAATACAATGTATACTAGGTCTGCTAGTTCGTTAGGTGGGTCAAGTTCTCATAATGTACATGGATATAATAGCGGAATGAAAGCAGGTAGTAAAGTTTCACTTGCGGTAGGTTCAGTTTCAAATGGAGGTACAAAGCAACTTACATCATAAAAAATAACTTGTAATTATACATAAAGAGCCTCAGTTAATTCTGGGGCTTTTGTGTATTTTATAAAAGACGTTTTTTATTTTAAATTATAATAATCAAATTATAGGAGTTCATTATGCCAGGGCATTACGGCAACAAGAAAAAGAAGAAAAAAGCTGTCAAAGGTAAAAAGAAAAAAATGAAATTTGGCAAAAGAAAATAAAGGCATCACGCTTACTACTGAATTAGTAGGAATAAAGAATCTTAAAACAACTGGTAATTATCGTTTAGAATTTGATGTCTACGAGATTGATACAGCAAAAGTCAAAGAGTTAATTGATAAACTTAATAAGGCTTTTGTTATGGCATTAGTAGAATATGATTGAAGAACAAACACAGAACAAACATAAGCAACACAAACAAACCGGAGGCTTTGCTAAAGGAAACACCATAGGTAATAGGTGGAAAAAAGGCGAGTCAGGTAATCCTAATGGTAGGAAAAATGCTTATACTGATCTGATCAAACAATTTAGTTTTACTAAAACAGGTGAAAAAGAACGAAGAGAAATAGTTATATCTAAGTTATTTCAATTAGCAGAAAGAGGTGATTTAAACGCTATTAAATTTATAGTTGAGCGGCTTGAAGGCAAAGCACTGGAAAGACAAGAGCGTGTTAATAAATCAGAACCAATACAAGTAATGGTAATAGACGATGGCTAGAATATCTGTTAAAGTATCAAAAAGATTAGGAACATTAGCAAAAAAAAATAAAATAAAAAAATCATCTTTAATGAAAGTGTATAGAAGAGGATTAGGTGCCGCTGTAGGATCAGGAACAAGGCGAGGCATGAACCCAAGTAGTTGGGCATCAGCAAGAGTCAATTCATTTATTAAAATAGTTAAAGGTAGAAAAAGAATCAAGCATGATCCTGTTCTTGCTAAAATGGAAAGAAAGAGAAGGCGTAAAAGATGAAAGTCAAAGGCGTATCTGTCAATGGATTAAATAAAAGACAGGTGTCTGCTATGAGAAGGCACGCTAAGCATCACACTAGAAAGCATTTAAGGGCAATGGTAACAGCAATGAGAAAAGGCAGTACATTTACTCAATCACATAAAGTGGCAATGAAAAAAGTTGGTGTATAATGCCAAGAAAGAAAAAAAAGATGAATAGAAAAGTTGCTAAGGTAAAAGGGTTTAAAAGCGTTCCTAAGAAATATGTTTCTGGATTAAAAGGATCAAAAAGAACTGCAAGAGCAAAAGATATTGCTAAAATGCAAAGATTATATAAAGCAGGTAAAAAGGTTCCTAGGTCATTATTTAAAAGAGTATTTAGTTGATTAACTGGACACTAGACAAGACAAGAAAAAGTATTCTGCAAGACAATTCACGATTTAAAGTGTTAGTTTGCGGTAGACGATGGGGCAAGACTGTATTAAGTTTGATGTACTTAATGAAAGATGCCTTTGAATCTAATGAAAGAAGATGGTTTATCACACCTACATACAGACAAGGTAAGATGATTGTATTTCCAATACTAAGGCAGATGTTTTCTAATTTTGAGAATGCTAAATTAAATGAATCAGAAATGAGTGTTATATTTAATAATGGAGCAGAGTTATCTGTAAAAGGTGCAGATAATGAAAATAATTTAAGAGGTGTTGAATTAACAAGAGCGGTCATGGATGAAATGGCTTATATTAAACCTCATGTATGGGAAGAAATTATTATGCCTATGTTAGCCACAACACAAGGCAAATGCCTTTTTATTGGTACTCCTAATGGATATGATGCTATGTATGATTTATATATGAAAGGACAATCAGAGCCAGAATGGAAGTCATGGCAGTTTACAACTTTGCAAGGCGGATTTGTACCAAAAGAAGAGGTAGAACTTGCAAAAAGAACAATGGATTCTGTTGTCTTTAAACAAGAATTTGAAGGTTCATTTGAAACAACTGGTAATAGAGCGGCATGGAATTTTGACAGACAAACACATTGCAAAAAAGCAAAAGAATTATCTGGTAAGTTATGGTGGGGTTGTGATTTTAATGTTGATTATAATACTGCTGTGTTATGTACAGAATACACTGATGGCACATTACACTTTTACGATGAAGTTAGATTAAAGAATAGTAATACAGAAGAGCTGGCATTAGCTATGAAAAAGATTGCTCCTAATACTGAAGTGTATCCAGACCCAGCTGGTAAAGCAAGAAGTACAACATCAAGACGAAGTGATCACCAAATACTAAGAGACCATGGATTTTTAATTAGGGCGAAAAAGTCACATCCTAGTCATATAGACAGGTTAAACTCGTTAAATAGAAAGTTAAAAGATGCTGAGGGTAACATTGGTATGACAATAGATCCTAAATGTATTTATTTAATAAAAGATTTAGAACAATGCCAACGGGATAAAAGAGGAGGTCTGGCAAAAGATAACATGGAATTAACTCATGCTTTGGATGCTTGCAGTTACGGAATTGAATATAAGTTTCCAATAAGAAGGATGATTGGTTCATCAATGAAATGGTAAGAGGCAAATATGTATAATTTTGGTAAATCAGTAAATAGAGTTGTTATCCCAGAGCTTTCAGAAATGACAGTTTTGCAAAGTATAAAGAAAGCAGGTCATAATAGAGTTGAGCAAGAAAACTATAATATGATGGAATCACTCGACTTTTATTATAATGAAAATTTAGACAGTCACTTAGATCCTTGGTTTGCCAGTGAATCACTTAGTCAAGTGCCTCCGTTTATAAGTTCATGTGTTCCTAGATTTGCTAAGGCAAGAATGATGCTGTATAAACAACCGCCATTAAGATTAATTAATCGTGAGCAAAATGACTTATATAATGAAGTTGCATATAAGTTAAATACTAAAACTCGAGAATATGCTGAATTAAGTTGGTTGCTTGGTTGTTGTTATATGAGAACAAGATATAATGAAAAAAAATTAAGATTAGAATATGAAATTTTACCAAAAGTGCATGAGTTTTATGTATATGGAGAAGATGAACCATTTGGTTATAGTTATGAAATAGAATCTATGGATGACTCAAATAAAAGGTATGTATTTTGGTCAGAGACAAGAGACGGAGTGCAAGGTATGCACTTTGAGTTTGATCAAAAAGGCAGAAGATACGCTGTAGGTTCAAATGTTGAAATGTTAAATCCTTATGATATTTTACCAATAAGTAAAGTAAAATTTTCTAAAAATAGTTACGATGTTACTAGAACCGCTTTGCATATAGCAATAGCAATGACTGAGATAGCATTAAGTGTACGATTTAGATTAGGACAAGCAGTATTTACAGGCATTGAAGATGGGCAAAGTAAACTGACTGCTGGGATTGATAATGCTTACATATTACCAGAAGGCGCCTCATTTAATTATGTATCGCCAGGAGGTAGTTTAGTTGAAATGATTGAAGCAACAAAATCAATGGCAAATCAAGTTGCAGAAAACAACCAGCTTAGAATTAGATGGGGTGATTCTGTAGGCAATGCACCATCTGGAGAAGCACTTAAAATATTAGAAATT